GAAGATATTGTCTATTGCCCGATTTGTTCCGCAGACATTTACGAAGAAGAGGACTTAGACACAGAAGACTAAATAGATGTTTACATCTATGAATTAGTCTAATGTGGTTATATAATAACGAACAACTTAATGAGTTACCAGAAGATTGCGTTGGATTTGTTTATCTAATAACAAATCTAACAAACGATCGTAAGTACATCGGTAAGAAACTTGCTAAGTTTTCAAAAACCAGTACCAAAACAGTTACACTTAAAAATGGTACTAAAAAGAAAAAAAAGATTCGTAGTAAAATTGATTCCGATTGGTTAGAATACTACGGATCAAGTATTGAATTAAATAAAGACATTGAAACTTTGGGAAAAGAACATTTTACCCGAGAAATTTTATATTTCTGTAAGTCAAAGGCTGAGTGTTCTTACGTTGAAGCACGAGAACAGTTTAGTCGTAGAGTTTTAGAATCAACTGAATATTATAATGGACAAATCTCAGTACGAGTACACGGATCACACATCATAGGTAAGGTATGACAAAAATACTTTTTATAACAGCAATAGCATTATCAGCTTGTGCAGCTTATTACTCTGTAATGGGCTTGCTTGCTATTTTCTCAGCAGCTGTTATTCCAATTCTTATTATGGGTTCACTACTAGAAGCTGCAAAACTTGTAGTAGCTTCTTGGCTCTATCGTTCGTGGAAAGAAATTCCATTAATAATGAAGTCTTATTTCACCTCAGCATTAGTTATTTTGATGATACTAACTTCGATGGGTATCTTTGGTTATCTATCGAAAGCACACCTAGATCAAGCAGTCCCAAGTGGGGATGTTGCTTCAAAGGTATCAATACTTGATGAGAAAATAAAAACAGAAAAAGATAACATAGATGTCGCAAGAAAACAAATCAAACAACTTGATGATCAAGTGGACCAAACGATCGGAAGAAGTTCTGACTCGCAAGGAGTGGAGAGATCTCTACAGATTAGACGAGGACAGCAAAAGGAAAGAACCGCACTTCTTGCTGAAATTGGATCAGCTCAAACCAGAATCGCCAGATTAAATGAAGAACGTGCACCAATTGCTGCTGACTTAAGAAAAGTTGAAGCTGAGGTTGGTCCGATTAAATATATTGCTGCGTTAATCTACGAAGACACTGCATCAGAAGATGTGCTAGAAAAAGCAGTTCGTTGGGTTATTATTATGATTGTTTTGGTATTTGACCCACTGGCTGTTTTACTATTGGTAGCAGCAAACTGGCAAATGCGTAAAGATTCTGAGATCATCGTACAATCTGAAGAATTACCTGAACCACAACCTCTACAACCCAAGCCAGAGCCAGAGCCATTACCAGAAGAAAGTAAGAGTATAATCTCTAACTTCTTTCGTAAGCCTAAAGAAGACACGTCAACATTAGAAGTCTTTGAACACGCCACAACTAAGAAAGTTATAAACTTAAAAAATGAAGCTGTGGTGAATGATCAGATTCAAATAGAACTTACACAAGAAAAACCTCCTAGACCACCTTTAAGGTAGTGTAAAACATAATTAACCCTAAATAATATTAGAGTGAACGCAATACCTCGTTATTTTCCGTATAACTAAAAAGGTTTAAAAATGACCAAAAAGATCGCTACAGCGGTGCTTTTTGTCATGTATTTGTCTTCTGCGATGGCTGATCCCATCGTGACTGATTCGACTAGTAGAAGTACAACTGATTCTACTTCAAATAGCACTACAACAGTAAAATCCCCTCCACCAACAGCAGTGGCTCCAGCAATCACGATTATTAATAGTGATGTTTGCGCTGTAGCTGTATCTGGTGCAACTCAAACTCAAATTCTTGGTATCTCCTTTGGTGCCACGATGACTGATAAGAATTGCGAAAGATTAAAGTTAGCTCGTTCCACATATGATATGGGTATGAAGGTAGCAGCAGTTGCTATTATGTGCCAAGATGAAAGAGTCTTTACAGCAATGATGAATGCTGGAACACCATGCCCAGTAGATGGTAAAATTGGTGAGCAAGCCAAGAAAATCTGGGAAGACAATCCTGATCGTCAACCACAAAAAGTCAAGAGTAAAGACTAAATGAGATTTTGGGTATTAGTGTTTTTGGTTGTTGGCTTGGTTGCACTCACACCAAGAGCTAAAGCACAAACTCCAATAACATCACAAAACATTCTAACACCAACAGTTGATGCATGGACTGGTTCTGTTGCAGGACAAAATGGTGGATACTCTGGTGGTGGTAATGGACCAGCATTTAATGCAGGAACAAATACTTTAATTTTTGGATATACAACTGCAACAGCAACTCAAAGAATCACTGCTGAAGCATTTGCTATTCAACACGCATTAGATTTGTCCAACTCTGGTATTAAAATTAATGGATATAATTATTCATGGCAGATTAATAATTCTGGTGAGCAATCTGGAACTTTGACTGGACAGGTAAATTTGTTAAGAGGTACTAGTGTTTTAAGAACTGACATCTATAATTACAATACTCCAACGAATGGTTTTCAGTTATACTCTGGCACTCAAACTTTTGTTAATCAAGAAAGTATACTTGCTGGTGATTCAATGACACTTTCGTTTACTGGTAAAGATAGTAGATTCTGGGCAGGTTATTATGGACCACAAGTTCGTAATCCATCAATTACATTAAACTATACTACTGATCCGTGCGCAGGCAATCCAGCATATTCACCATCGTGTTCAGGATATAACACAGTAGTAACCAGTCCAAATTTATTAACTGGAATGACTGGACCACAAGCATATGCTATCAACCAAGCATTATCCAATGCTGGTGCTGGCGCAATGATACATGGTTTTAATTATGGATATGACTATAGCGTAGCTGGAAGAACATGTTCCTTTTTTGATTTGTTTGGTTTTTGTTTAACAGGTTGGCAGTATTCAGATGCAGGAGTTGCCACTGTTATTACAGACAGTAATAATTCTACTATCTACAGTTCATCTAATACACACAATGGTGGTGATAATGGAACTTTTGGAACATATAGTAAACAATTTAGATTTGGAACTTCCAGACAAATAACTACACTTGGTGGCTTTGCTATGGCACCATGGACTAGTGGAAATGCCAGCATAACAAATATGTATAGCAATGCGGTATATACAGCAGATCCTTGTTTAGATCCTCTATCTTCACCATCATGTTCAGGTTATGCTGCAGCATATTTCACTCAACAATGTACTGCTAATCCTCTGTATAATTCTGCATGTCCTGGATACGCACAAGCATATTTTACTCAACAATGTACTGTCAATGCAATGTTTGATCCTGCATGTCCTGGATACGCATCGGCATATCTAACATATCAATGTTCAATCAATCCATTGTATAGCACCACATGTGCTGGATATGCAGAAGCCTATAAAACTCAACAATGTGCATTGGATGGATTATATGATAGAACTTGTACAAACTATGCAGACGCATATGCTAGAAAATATGTAATAGGTATTCCATCTTCTGGAACAATAAGCTATGGACCAGCTGATTCAAGATGCACAGTTGGTTGTGACACATCCAATACCCTAAACACAAATGCTGGACCAGCTACATCAGGCTATTCTGGTCCAGGTGCCACTAATGTATCAACAACACAGCCAGTAACTTCGATTAGTAACTCAGGACAAATTTCTACTGGTGTTGCTGTTACTAATGATAGTAACGTGAACGCTGTAATTGCAACTCCAAAAATGGATGGACCAGCTGCATCTACTGGCAATAGTCCTGTTGCCTCATCAATGAATTCGCCTGGACCAGCTGCATCAGGATCTTCAACCCAAACAGCAAATGCTGGACCTGCCACTAGACAAGAACAAAAATCAGAGGATAAAAGAGATGATGCTCCGAAAGGCACTGGAGGCAACAATTCGCCACAGACTACTAATACTGCTCAAGCGTCATCTGATAAACCAGCAGCACCAACTGCTCGTCAAGCAATCCAAGAACGAAGAGAAGCTGCAGCAAAAGCTGAAGCAGTAGAAAAAGGTAAAAACCTTGCCAATGAAATGGGTAAGGCATCTGACATGGAATCACAAAAACAAGTTCAGAATGTAGTTATTCAAGCAATGGGGTTTACACCTGGATTTGATACATACGGTAAAGCAATGTTACCAGATGTTGCTGGATATAAACCATATTCAGTTTATAACAATCAAAAAACTATTGATAATCGTGCTAACCTAAGAATGTTTGGTGGCACTGATCGCATACATAACGAAATGGTAAACTCACAATATAACAAAGGAAATTAAAATGGCAGAGGAAATTAAAGACGTCAATAAAAAGATTGACGAAGCAGAAGCAGCAGTAAAGAAGTATGCAAGTAAAGATACTGTAATTAGTATTGGTGGTTACGAATTTACACCTGCAAAACTAATGGTAGCTGCAACATTAGTATCATCTATTCTTGGTGGTTTATATGGTGCGTTTGAAGTCTATAAAGATTATCAGGGTATGAAGAAAAAGATTGCAGAATATGTTTCACCAGATTTAGCAGAAGTTTATAAAAAGCTAGATGTTATTCAAGTAGAGTCTGGTAAAACTGCTGAGTATACTCGTGATATCAAGAACGATCTTAAAAATGACATTCGTCGTTTAGAGTCAGTTGTTGAGCAAGTAGAGCGTTCAGCCAAACAATCTGCACGTGAATCAAGCGAATCGCAAAAAGAACAAGAGCGTGAACTACGTCAATTACGTAAAGAAATCGATACTAAGATCCAAAGAGCGTTAGACAACCCATTATCGAATAAATAACCTTTCTAGATCAATGACTTACGAAAACCCTACTGCTAGTAGGGTTTTTCAACATTTAGCTTTACTTTTATTTGACTTTAGCGTATAATAACTGTGTTAGGGTTGAAAAAGGAACTTATTATGATACGATTTATTATTGGTCTACTGTTGACCTTTGGTGCTGTTGGTGGTTTGGATAACGATCCAGATGCACCACTGTTGGTATTGACTTTGATTGCCGTGATTGGCTTGGGGTTGATGCATTCTGGTGTGCATGCTCTTGGGAGAAACAATAATGAGTAAAATGGCTGAGTTAGCGTTAGACATTGAAGAGTTGTTGGCTGAAGGTATGTCACCAAAGTTTGTTGCAGTTACACTGAACTGTCCGATTGAAATGGTTTATGATACCATTGAACAACTTGAGTGTTTAGAATTAGAAAAGCAGTATGAAATGTTGTCATATGATGAAGAGATGGCAAATGACGATGCACAATATTATGGAGCTTGATATGATTATTACTTACAAAGAAGCACAATTAGCAACTGAACATTTTGATAAGAGTCATGGATCGTTTTTCGATCGTGGTTCTGCAGATTCTTACTACCATCGTCCACGTGACCCACATCGTGGTGGTGTTGGTGGTATGTCTGGTCCTAGAATTGATGCTGTGCGTGAAGCAGACATAGAAGCATACCACGCTGGCTATGATTACAATGAACAATTTGGTGACAAGAAAAGCTGGGATTAATTTCTTGCATAATTTAATTTTACTTTAAACTAGAAAGAATGTATAATAAACTTAAACCTAGAGATCCAATAGCAAAGGATCTACGTACTCCCAAATACCGAATGCGTGTAGTTGAGAGTAAGGTTAAGTACACACGCAAATCCAAACACACAAAGGACAATTATGGACAATACTTATGAAATAGGCAGAGGTGGTGCTCTTACTACTGTTAAGATTAAAGACTACCCATACGATGTTGTTGAGTTTACCATTACCAAATATCTTGCTGATGAAAAAGGTAGGGAGATTGTCAACAGCGGATACACCACATTCTTTTCCAATAAAGAATTCGTAGATTTTTTCACACCAATTGTAAATGACTTGAAAGCGAGATTTGATAATGCAAACAATGCCAGCAAACCAAACACCTGAATTTAAAACTTGGCTCAAAGGACTACTAGTCGATGAAAATACAAAAGATCTGTGCGTTGTGTTTACCAAGAAAGATGGTACTGAGCGAGAACTATTCTGCACACTCGATGAAAGCAGAATCCCCTCAGCCAAACTTCCAAAAGTCCAAGAAAGTGGCTCGGTTGTTAGAAACTTCAGCGATGAGTCAGCCAGAGTGTTTGACACAGAAAAGCAAGAGTGGCGATCTTTTCGTTGGGATTCAGTGAAACAAGTAAGGTTTGAACTATCATGAATAATACTATGTTAACAATCGGTCTTTTGTTGGTTGCAATTGCTGCAGTAATTGGTATGCCTATTGCCCTTATCTGGGCACTCAATACCTTATTCCCTGTGTTGGCAATTCCATACGGCATTGAAACTTGGTTGGCTGCATTTATTATTCCAGCTGCATTTAAAACTGAATTTTCGTTTAAACAGAAAGCATAATTATGAGTATTTCCTCAATTGAAGATCGTAAAAAGATTTTTGGTGCCATCCGTGAGATTAGTAATTCTATGGTTCGCATCGAAGCAGAACGTGATCTAATCAAAGACATCGTGAAAGATGTTTCTGATAATTATCAACTTTCTCGTAAAGTTGTAAATAAGATGGCTAAAGTTTATCATAAACAATCACTATCTCAAACTGTTGCTGAACACGAAGAGTTTGTAGACATGTATGACCAAGTAACCAGTGCGAATAATACCAACACTGCACCCAACCCATAAGTACAAGTTACTTTATGTTTCTGGATACGCTCAGGAGGGTGATGGTACATTCGATGCTTTATTCTCAAAGACAACTATAACAGATAATTTTAAAGAACTTTTCTATAAAAATGAAATAGAAACATATGCGTGTGAGTTTAGTAAAACAGACACGCATTTTTCAGTGTATCATAAATGTAGAGAATTTGTTATAAAGAATAAAATTGATTTTGTCTTTGGTTTTTGCTATGGATCGTTTCCGTCTTTATACTCTGCCATAGATAGTAGTGTAAAAGGTGTTATTCTTTTAGATACTTCTACTATTCCTCCTGTTTGGTCTAATCGGGGAATTACCTCAAACTTAACAAAACCAATTCCGCCAATTAAACTGGATAGTATAACATGTCCTGTTAAATTATTTTATTCAGAGTGGGGAGTTAATAATAAGATTAATACCTTTAATAAATTACAAACTGAGTTTATTAAAACACTTGACGTTGAAGTCATCCCAAATAGTACACATGCTATTATGCTTGAACCACAACGATATATCTTAATGGATAAAATAATGGAGTTTATAAATGCTTGACTATCCAGCTTGGAAAAATGGTAAGTACTGTAAAGTTAAAGATCTGACCGTATCAGTTCTTGATTTTGGTTTGATTCATTGTGATGCTACATATGATGTTCTTGCCGTTAAAAATGGCGAGATACAAAATCTCGAAGCACACCTGAGTAGATTTATTAACAGTTCACAGGGGTGGCGCATTCCAGTTGAATACTCTGATAATGATATTGAGATTGTAATTCAAACACTGGTGGCTATTGCTCCAACTGATGATCTATTAGTTTGGATTGGTTTAACACGTGGAACACCTACATCTGGCAATCCAAGAGATCTAGACAGTTGTAAACCTAATTTGTTTATATACGTTAAACCTTACTATGGTTTCAACAAGGATAACACAGCAACTGTTTGTTTGGCTAAACAATTACGCAATACTGCCATTGATCAAACAATGAAGAACTTTGCATGGAATGATTTAAACCTTGCACAGTGGGAAGCAATTGATCGTGGTTATGATACAGCTGTGCTAATAGACCATAGAGGTTTCTTAACTGAAGGTCCAGGATTTAATATGGGTATTGTCCGTGACGGTAAAGTTTATGCCCCAAAGCAAAATCGCCTGGAAGGCACAGTTATGAAACTTGTTGAACAGTTATGTGTGGAAAATAACGTACAGTTTAGTTGGGCTGCAATATCACCTGAGGATTGTCTTGATGCAGATGCTATGTTTTTAACATCAACTGCTGGTAATGTTATTGCAGTAAAGTGTTTTGAAAATAAATATTTTAATGATAATGAGATTTTAAAATGGTTACAACAGAAGTTAGTCTAGAACAAAACAAACATCTATTATTCCTACTACCAGGACAAAGTTTATCGCCACGTGTTTTCTGGGATTTTAAACTACCAGATGGTTACACGCATATAGATTATTTTCTTGCAGCAGGTATAGATGTAATCTTATTTGATCCATGCGGTTATGGAGAGAGTACTGAGAATTATCAGTACGATAGGCTTGGGTATGCAGACCAGATTGAATCTGCAATCAAAGAACTTAAGAAAGAATATGTTTCTAAAACTGTATTTGGTTTCTCTACATCAACTGCTCCTGCATTGATTGCTGGTGAGAGAGGTTTATTTGATAAAGTTATTATTCATAGTCCATCTGTTCGTATGGATAAACGGTATTATGTTGAGTTTGACACTGAGCACTTTGAGACTGGTATCGAAAAACTTAAAAAAGAAAGACTTGAGAAGATTAGTGATAAGTTGATTGGTACACCAAATAGAATTGACGGATGGGAGCAAAAGATTGTTGACGTTATTGGCAGCACTACTTGGAAAGTTCCATCGCAACCTGTTTATGATATAAACAATTACTGGGTTGATACAGGACAGTTAGGGTTCGATCCTGCAAAGGTTCCACCGATCTTAAGCATTATTGGTGAGTATGACTATGAATCAACCACAGGTGGTTATGATACCTTTAAGGAACTATTCCCTCAATCCAAGGAAGTCATTATTCCTCAGTCTACCCATTTTTCTATGTGGGAAAATTCCTCTGCCCTAACTCGTTTGGAGATGATCCAATGGGTCTTGCAATAACCCTCAAAACCGTAAGGGAATGATCAAAAATACCTTGCCTTTAATTCAAAGGTAGGGTATAATAGTTATATTAAATGGAGGTTATTGACCTATGGCTGTAAATACTGCAAAACGTAAAGCTGCGATTGAGAAAGCAGATCGCATTATGAAGGGTGTTGAGGTTCAACTCAATCCTGAAACATATCAACGTGACTTGATATGTGGTTTGAATTACTACAACGCAAATCACGATGACAAAGACAAGAAGAAGTGGTTCATCTCTCACTACGCTAAGATTGATAAGAAATTAGCAGTTGAGATGTTGAAGATCGATGAATACCAATTTAGGTATGCTGGTATTCTTGCACGTCTTCAAGATGGTGGTTCTGTCCTTCAAGAAAAGGAAATGAATTACTACAATGAACGTGTAGAGTTCTTGAAGTCTCAGATTGGTGCTCGTCAAAAATCCCAAGACAAACAAGACAAGAAAGATGCAGATGCTGCCAAAGAAGCACTGCCATCAAATGTAATTTCAATCCAACAACGTATGGAAGATAAAGCCCATGACTTGGCTGGTGAGATTGAAGGTGCGATTGATGACTTTATTCTTGCTGGTTGCAAGTCAGAATTTTCAACAAAGAATTATCTGTTGGCGAATCAAGTGGCTGGACCAATTGCTAAACGCATTGGAGAGTTGTTTGAGGGTACTGCCAAAGAACTTAGAGAAGCGATTGAAGGTACTGATGAGCAATTGGTAGAAGGTTATTCACACTTAAACAAACGAGAGCTAAAACGATTCTTAGAGTTTGTTGAAACTATTATTGCTGATTGTCAGCAGATGGTTCAAACAGCCAAAGTGAATCGTGCACCACGTAAGCGTAAAGAAATTTCTCCTACAAAGCAAGTTGCTCGTATGAAGTTCTTGCGTGAATTTACAGAACTTGGCTTGAAGTCAGTACCACCTACTAACATTATTGGTTCTGCAGAAGTCTGGGTGTATAATACCAAATACCGTAAACTACAAAAGTATGCTGCGGAAAGTGGCACTATTGCAGTCAAGGGAACTACCTTGATTGGTATTAGTTTGAAAGATTCTGTTTCGTTTACACTACGTAAACCAGAAGAATTCTTCAAGGGATTGTCTATGGGTAAACGTGCATTGAGTAATGCACTCAAAACCCTAAAGACTAAACCAGCTGTACCAAATGGTCGTGTGAATGAAGAATGTATTATCTTGGGAGCATTTTAATTATGATTTTAGTTGACTATTCGCAAGTTGCTCTCAGCAACATTCTATCTTTCCAGCGTGAGTTGAAAGGAAGTGACTCTGAAGTAAAGAACTTGATTCGTCACGTTACCCTTTCTACTTTGAAATCATACAAGAAGAAGTATGGTAAAGAGTATGGCGAACTTGTTATTTGTTGCGATGGACGCAAGTACTGGCGTAGAGAAATCTTCCCACACTACAAAGCTGGTCGCAAGAAATCCCGTGAAGCCAGTGAACTAAACTGGACATTGATCTTTGATACACTATCAGAAATGCGTGAAGATATTGCAAAGCATTTTCCATATAAAGTTATTCATATCGATCGTGCTGAAGCTGATGATATTATTGCAGTTCTTGCTAAGTGGACTCAGACCAATGACCTAGTTCAACAAGGATTGGTTGAAGACCCACAAAAGGTTTTAATTCTTTCTTCTGATGGTGACTTTATCCAACTGCAAAAGTTTGATAACGTGACACAATGGTCACCGATGCAAAAGAAACAGATCAAAGCCAATGCTCGTGAACTACACGAAAAGAAAATCACCCACATCGTTAAAGCTGGTGATGATGGCATTCCAAATATCTTTAGTAAAGATGATGTGTTTGTTATTGGTGAACGACAGAAAGTTTGCTCAGCAAAACGTCTTGCTGAGTTTATTGAGAATGGGTATGATGCATGTAAGAATGATGATGAACGTCGCAACTGGCACCGTAACGTACAGTTGATTGACTTTGATTACATTCCAGAAGACGTTTCTACGCAGATCATAGATACATATACAAATTACAAAACAACTGGCGACAAGATGTCAATTATGCAATATCTTATTGACAACAAGTGTCGTTTACTTTTAGACGAGCTGGAGGACTTTTAATGGCAACAAAATATATCACTGAAATCTTAGACGATATCAATTCTGATCCTACTAAGATTGTTAATTACAAAGAAAATGGAGCATTGCGTTTGGTTCTAGAACACGCATTTGATCCAGCAAAGAAATTTATCTTGCCTGAGGGTAGTCCTCCATATAAAGAAGACACAGCACCTCAAGGTATGAATCCTTCTAATCTTCATATGGAAGCCAAGAAGCTATATGTGTTCTGTCGTGCAGATCTAAATCCTGTTCGCAGAGAAAGTCTTTTTATTCAATTGCTTGAGAACAGTCACCCAAGTGAAGCCAAGCTATTGCTTGCAGTCAAAGATCAAAAGCTAACTAAGATGTATCCTAAAATTACACATAAGTTAGTCAGTAATACTTGGTCTGTTATTCCTGCTCCAGTTGCAAAGGAGAAAAAGGTAACAAAAAAAGAACAGGCTCCAGAGAATGGAGCAAGTGCCTAACTGCAAGATATCAAGAATCTTTACTTGACAAAATAAAGAAATTGCTGTATAATTATATTATGAAGCGTGTGAAAGGTTAATAATGAAATCATTAATTATGTTATCCTGTGTTGTTGCAACGAATGCAATGGCACTGGACTTTGATACAGAGTGGGCTAGGTATGCCAGTGATTTTGAAAGACTAAAACAAAAAACTGTTGTGGCTACAAAATCTACTGGTATTGAAGTT